AAATACCGTAATCAGCGCCAACAATGATTTCAGCACTCAGACCATTATTAAAAAATCGAACTTCAATGGATTTACGAAGGTTTCCATCATCTTCAGGAGCCAATGCTTGTGCTTGACTTTGAATCATTATTGCAGTTTCAGCGATGATTCTTTTAACCTCGTTAATAAATTCTCTTTCAAACTTTTTTAAGGCACGTTCAAATTTTCGAATCCCTGCAATCTCTATTCCAATCTCGATATCTCTTTTTCTAGCCATTGATTAACCTCAACGAAACTTTCATAATTTCATTTTGACCACCTTGATCCAATGGTTTACCAACTATCTCATAAGTGTCATCATTATGTTTTACTCGCATTGAGGGTTTAATATCGGTACGATACGGATAATAGAGATGTCGGTCAAACGGATGTGCTAATTGATGTGCTTGATAAATTTCTTCGCTCGTTGGAGTATCTAAGAATCCCAAAATAGTAATATAGGGATTCCATTCCTTTTCACTTCCACCCCCACCATCGGATATCTTATTTTCAACTAAAAAAGTAATTTCATGAGGAAATTCATCCATCATTTGAAACGCACCTTTCTATACGGCCTTAAAAACTTTTTAATCTTTTCAGGTACATTCGTATCATATGAGTATGAAACCGTACCCATTGTGCGAGAATTTAACCCCTTACTACTTAATTTGTGTTTAATAGATTCTGATATGAAAATTTTCACTCCGGCAGGGAGGAGATAATTCCCTTCTGAATCCTTTTCAATCGTGATATTACAGTAATCTTCAACAAATTCTATTAATACTGGGATCATAGCATCTAAATACGTTCCATGTTTGGTTAAATCGATTTCACCAATCATGGCAATTTCGTCTTTTAAAGCCATTCAATCACCTACTTTTTAGGATACTGGCTTATTTTCTTTTTTAGACTGTTCTTTGTTCTCTTCTTTGTATTCCTTAACAACTTTATATCCAGTTGGAACCATGTTAGTCTGAACGACTAACTGCTTTTTTTCCTTATTTTCAACCAATACCCTTTTAACTGCCATCAGAATCAGTACCTTTCAAAAGTGCAATAAGCTCGTTTTTATTAGCACTACTTTTATATTCAATCCCTAATTCATCAAGTTTTTCTTTAATTTCTTCCTTTGTTAATGACTGAAGTTGTTCTACAGATGATTCCTCAGTAAAACGACTGTTTTTTTCCTTAGCCAATTCTCTTCTCCTACGCTGAAATGCAGTAGCAGACATATAACATCCCTCCTCATAATAAAAGAGGAGCACAAGGCTCCCCATTAACCATTAGTAATTAGTGCTACCATACGGATATGCTTATCGGAGTACACTTTTTCCCAGTTAGCATCAAGGGCTAGTTCTGCATTTGTTGGAGCAGTCTTAGCAACCTGTGAATTTGTAAATTTAATTCCTCTTGGGTGTAATACAAAATGTTTACGATTGATTAAAATATCTTCCCCAGCTAAAGAATCACGATCTGTTTCAGTTGGAACCTCAGGGGAACCTTCTGCATATCCAATTGCACCATTTCCAAATAAGTAAGTTGTGTATTTTTTAGATGGTGAAGTTCCATCAGTTCCGTTATCTACAGGAACACCATCATCAATGATGATACGTTTACCAAGATATGCTTTGTATAAGACATTACCTTGAGCGTCACGAACATCCTCTACTAAACCTTGCTTAACTAAATTGAAATATGGGACACTGTGCATGACAATACCTGTTAAAACTTCGTGTGCATCTCCTAGTTTTGACATTGTGTCAACAATAGCAGCACCAGAAATTTTAGTTGTTTCCGTTACCCCACTTTGAGCCTCGACTGCAATGTTATTCACATGTGAACTTGCAATTTTCGCGAATGCACCTTTTAGTGTAGCAATTAATGCTGCTTGCATACGACGAGCCCAATAACTAGATACTAAATCGCCGATTGCTCTCATTGGATCATCACCAGACATTGTTTTAGACAGGTCAGTTGCACTCCATGCTTTTCCACGGAACAATTGAGTGGCCATGTCTTGACCCGCAGTAATTTTATCTGGAGTTAATGCATAACCTGGAGTATCCTCTAATGATTCATCTTCACCAGTTAAATCGTTCCAAAATGGCATATTAAAGTAACGATTACCTTTATTTAAGGCTCCTTGTAATTCTGGAACTGCTTGAACAATTCCTGATTGGTATAAAGCTGATAGTTCCATAGTTTTATTCACAACATATGGATTAAACACCTCAGGTACGATAACATCAGCAATACGTGTAGTCATTTAAAATCATCCTCCTAATTATTATTGGCTTGAGCTTTTAATTGTTTTGCAAGCTCTGGATCTTCTTTGATTAATCGAGCTTGTTCAGTTAAATTGAAATATTCTTTACTAAACGGGTTTTTCATTGGTGATGGATTACTTGGATTTGTTGGATGAGGAGTTCTCCCTTTTAGTCCAGCTGGTTCTCCATCATCAAATAAATAAGAATCTGTTTCTTTTAGTTTGTTTAGTTGCTCCTCCAACCCTAGTAAACTTTCACCATCTAATTTGATAGCTTCCGTGTTTAAAAGAGCTTTTACTGCTTTAGGATTCTTAGCTTTAGCAATAGTTAAAGCCCTTTCTAAAGCAAACTCAAAGTTCTGTTTTTGTATCTTTTGCTCATAATCTTCTTTAATCTGGTTATTTTGGTCTTGGAGTGCTTGAATTTGCCTTTGCAAATCTTCATTTCCTGCTGCTTTCGTTTTTAAGTCTTCTAATTGTTGATCGCGGTCGGTAAGTTGTTTCTTTAAATCTTTATTTTCCTCATTTACCGCATCAAATTTAGATTTCGGAAACCAATTCCCATCAGAAACAACAGCAATTTTATGGTCTCCTGCCTTTTGCATGACTTGATTGTAAAGTTCTTCCCCTAATAGTTCTTTTAAATCCATCTATTCCAGCTCCTTATTAGTTTTTTTGGCGTGTAACCCTCCACGCTAAGGAATCCGTTTAGTTTGACCCCAAACCTTTAAAATGGGCAATACAAAAAGCCCTGTTTAACGTCTATTGGCTAAAGACAAGAACTTTTTAGAAATGGCAACGTTACCACCTAACTAACATATTCCTTATACCATTCCTCATACATTTTGTACTGGAATGTGGTTGACGGAGGTTGAATTTCTTTTTGCGCTTTTTTTAGTGCCTGTTTATAAGTCATATTGTTCGCCATATATTGTTCAATGCGATCAGCTAACTTTTTCTGATAATCAGGATCCATGTAATTTCTTCCACGTCGGTATTCTGGAATCATACCATTTACCTTTCGAATTTTGACACAACGACAGTTAATATCCATTTCTGGAACTCCCCATAAGTGTGGTCCTTTTGCTTTCAGTCCACGGTAATGAAAATAACCATCCTTATCCGTTTCTTTCCCGTCTAATTGGCGATGTGAACGTCTGACACGAAGGTCTAATGCACTTAACCAAACTCCCGTAATCTGTGTGAACTTTCTAGCGTAATTTTCTGCCTCTTCTCCAGCTATACTTCTAACCCTGCCTGCTTCAGTCCTAACTACCCTTTGTGCCTTGGTACTACTAAATTTCACTGCATTCTGTATTCTTCTAGCCATTGATGCATAGCCTTCACCAGCTTGAATACCTTGGGCAATTTCAATATTGATCCTTCTTACAATTTCGTTTCGATGATTCTCCAAAACGCTAGGAAGTGTTAATTCTTCAATCGGATTTTTTAATATTTGTCGTATTAATTTAATGGTCGGTAAGGTCACTTTCCTAATACTTTGTGTTGACATTTGGTATAAATAAACATGCCTCATATAACCCTCAAGATAGATTAATTCTGCTGATTCTTGAATAACATTAATTATTTCTTTGTATGTGTCCGTTAACTCTTCTTTAATTCGTTCCAACTCTTTTTGAAGACGATTGTATCGGTTAATATCAGTCCAACTTATTTCACCTTGTTTATTTGCATATTTTTCATACATTCCTGCAATCTGATTTAAGATAGCTCTAACTCGTCTGTTAAAAACTTTCTCTACGTCTGTTTCTGCATGTTGTGCGAGTTTATCTAAAAATTCTTCAATCTCCAACTGATTCATCGTGTGATCACTCCATCACCACCGCATCGTTTGCAAGTGATTTGTCTACCCGTTTTATCACTTGTTGCTTTTCCGTCTCCTCCACATTCTGGACATGTTTTTTCACTATTTGATCCCCGATTAGAATTTGACTCATTAGGATCATTAACAATGTCTAAATCTTCACCACCCAATGGCTCTAGAGATTTATCAAATTGTTCTTGTTGTTTTCTTAATCGTTCTAATTCAAGTTGAACATCATCAACTAGTGGATGGTTCGCTAATAGGGTCTCATCTGAAATGATACCTTTTGAACTATTGACCATATCTACTTCTTCTTTTACGTTGGTAATCATTGATTTATTGAAGGTAAATGAATAATCCCGATAGTCAGCCTTAACGTTCTCGGCAATACTTAAATACTCACAAATAAACCACATGAATTTTTTTAATGCTCTACTGAACTTTCTTTCTAACACATTTGCTTTCATGTCTAAGAAAGAATAGAGAAACTTTAGAGACACTCCACTAGGATTCTGACCAAATTTATCCGTAGATACATCTACCCCTTGCCCAGCTTGATAAATCAATTCTGTCAATCTGTCTAGGAAACTATCTACTGCACTTACCGGTACATCCCCTTGAACAATATCCACTCCTGAACCAGCTTCACCGTCAGTCTTAATGGCTTTATATCTTTTTAAATCAGTCATGAACTCTTGGAGTGAAGTACCTTCATAGCCTTTTAGGTTAAATATGAATCGTTGGACATCTTCAATTGTGTTTCCAGTATCTGATAGTACTTTTTCATATACATCAATTAGATTTTTATAGAATTCTAAGTCGCTTACTTCCTCTTCATTGTTTTTGAAACAAATAAAGGGAACTTTTCCCCAACCATAACCTTTTTCTCCATAATAAAAATGAGATTGTGGATTGACATTATATGTAACGTCTATCACAATCCCCTCTTCTGAATCTTGATAAAAAGTAACTTTTTGGTCATCCCACAATTCGATTTTAAGTGTCCCATCATCTAGTTTGTAATAACGTATTCCTGCAACAAGATTTTTTCGCTTTGTGTTTTCATAAATTGGAATAAACTCTTGAGCTGGAATAATCATATAGTCAAACTTACCATCTTCATCAACGAAAGGATGGAGCCACTCTTTCCCTTTGTTAGAAGCGTGTTTAATTAATTCCGGTAAAGTATCATCAAAATCATCACCAAGTATTTCAGTTATTCTTTTAAGGGCAGGATCATTATCCTTTTTACTTTCTAATGTCGGAGGTTTTCCAGCTAAATACGCAACTTTCTGGTCAACTAAAGTTTTATGCCATCCAACTGGGAGTTTGTTGTTAGTTGCCTCTATATCCTCTACTTTTTGGTCATTTTCATAAGTGTAAATGACACGTCTAGTAATGTCCGATTTATTGAAGTAATATCGAACACCCTCATCCATCTTAGAGGTTACATGATTATCAATATACCACTTGATAATATCTGTTGTTTTTGGACTGTTTTCTTTAATAATCTCAATAATCTTCTCTGTTTCTGTTGGAGTGTCTGGATACATTTTGGTACCTCCTTATTTCAACACTTGCACTGATTTCTTGAATAAGATTGTGCTCACGAAATAACGATCACTATCCATTTGATGATCATTTTCCTTCTTCGGCTTATCTTCCCCACGTTCAACAGCTTTTTCATCCCATACATAAGATGAAAACTCTCTGAATGTTTCAATGCAGCAATCATTGTATTTAATTAATTCGTTATTTAGTGCTGTGGCCATGTTCCTAATACCATCTAACACATTATTTTGAGCCTTTCTTACATGCCAACCATGTTGTTTTAATAATGTAATAAAAGAGCTCGCGGAAGGGTCAACAATTACTGCTGTAATCGATTTGTCCCCTGCAAACTCTTTTAGATCTTCAAAATACTCTTGATCTGTCTTTTGAACTCCTTTTTTTCGTCCATCATAGTGGTACTCTTTAACTTTATACCAAACTCCTTGAAATAAACCCCACAAACCAAATGCCATTGGGTTTTGGGTTCCATAGTCAACTGAAATATAATATTTCTCATAATCTCGTTCAATGGTTTTAACCTTATGTTTTTTCTCATCGAACATATCAAAAATAATTCCTTCGGCAAGAACCCACAAGCCAAGAATATATCTTTTGAAGAAAACACCGGAGTACATTCTTCGATATCTTTCTTTTACTCTCTCACTCAAAGATAAATTATCATCCATTGTAAAATGGAGATAGATTAGGTTTTTTTCTTTAATTTTATCTATCCAGTTAACCTTAAACCAATGAAATGGACCAGCAGGGTTACAGTTAAACCAAAATTTTGAGCCATCGACTGAACAACGTCCAGTTGCTTGGCTAACAAAACTCTCTGGCATTAAAGCAACTTCATCACAAAATAGTCCTGCTAGTGTAATCCCCTGAATTAAATCTTGAGAACGTTCGTCTTTACCACCAAATATATAAAAATAATTAGTTTTTCCGTCTTTTGTTACTACTATAAGATTATCGGCACGATGGTCTTTTACTTTGTATCCTCTTGCTTTTAACATTAATTTAAGCCAAAACAAAACATTCCGTCTGAAAGACCCTATAGTTTTACCGCACATTCCAAAATTTTGTTGCTCAAACGTTGCCATTGCCCACATGACAAACGACAGAGACATTGATAATGTTTTACCACTTCGTATGGCTCCATCTGCAATAATACCGTCTCTATCCTTAACTGGAGAATTAGGCAACCACCAAGTGAGGATTTTTAATTGTTTCTTAGAAAAAGGTTTGAACTTGAAGACAGCTTTTTTAATCTTCTTCATCATCATCCCAAACCTCACTTATTTTACTTTCCAACGCATCTAAGAAACCATCATCCTCAAGATCTTCTTGTTCATCGTTATCTACTTTTAGTTTCGCTAGTTTTAGTTTTTCCTCTTCAACTTTGCGTTTGAATTTATCTGGGAATAGATCAAAATATTTAGATAACATCTCTAAAGCTTTCATTTTGTCAGCAAGTTTTACAGTTATTCCATCTCTTCCTTGCTTAACTTCTGTCACTATGGTCCCGTCAATTTCAATTGATTCTTTCAAATCAATGTAATTTACCTTTTGCATTACTGCTTTTTTGTCATCACCTTTTCCTTCGAATACAGGGCCATACATACCAATTACTTGTTCTTCCCTTTGACCGAATGAAACATAGTCCGTGATATCTGCGAAAGCAATATCAATGTATTTTTGGAGGACTGATTGTGCATCCAACATTAATTCTCTCTGCTGCTCTTGCTTAATTCTCTCTATTTCTTTTTTGATGTTAGGTTTTGCTAGGTTTCTATGTCCTTCAACCCTTGCAGTCAAATAAGAACATTCATATGCTTTTTGGTAAGCCTTTGTAGCATTAAAGTATTTTAAGTAATACAAACAAAAAAGCCTTTGTTTATCGGTTAATTCATCATTTTCGATAACAGGCTTTTTTATTATATTAATTTTATCTTTTTTAGTTTTTCTCTGTTCTTTTTTTGTGTGCACACTTTTTCCGTTTGTATGCACACCATTACGCGACCATTTGTAACGTGTCTTCCATGATTTCACCGTGTTGATGGTAACTCCGTACTTTTCAGCAATCTCTTTGTATTTCATACCCTTCAAATAATCTTTATAGGCAAGATCCTTCTGGTCGGCCACTACATTCCACCCCACCTCCGTCTAATATTGAGTTGTTTTGGAAAAATGAAAACGTCCCACTGATGGAACGCTTAATTTTTACATGGTTTTTATTTTTGTAATGTTGGTAATTTAATTATTATAGGATGTACTCTTTCTATTAGTAGTTGATAATTGACAAATATAGAAGTTAAATCTTCAGCTGATACTTTTATTCCCGTTGGATGTCCTGATTCATTTCTGACTTGCCTTACGATATCTAAGAAAGAGAAATGAAGATTAGAATTTTCTAGTCCAATTTGTTCAAAAGTCTTTTCTGAGTTTCTAACTTTCCTTAAAAAGCCCTCAAGCATTGTGTGTGCTTTTTTTGCATTGACTACATCTCTTTCAAAATTCTCGATTTCTTTTGGACTACCGTTACCGTTTTTAAGATACTTTAAATATGAAGAACATAACTGTATTAGTAATCTTTCTGCTGCACAACCAATCATTGTTGCTGCAGCAAGCCTATAGCCATTTTTCGCGCAAAGACACGCCTCAATAATATAATCTTTTTCAATAGTATCCATATGCTCTTTATGGGCTTTCGAAATAAGATTATCAAAAACATCTCCATATAAAGTGTTCTCAGATTCAGGATTGAAATTTTCGTCTAGCTCAAAATGAGTAAATTTTATACCTTTGGATATTTTTACCAAAGAATGATTTTCATCATCTGGATAGATCTCATAACAAATTTTCTTTATTTGCTCCCAATATTTGTCTACGTTTTCCATTAGACTCAAGGGAACTCTTATGTCTAATTCAAGCTGTGTCTGATTCCATACTTTGTATGAAAATTGTCCAGTATCAGTTATAATAAATTCACACGATTTCATTATTTGAGAAATATCATTTAATCCCATGTACTCTAGATATTCAACAAAATTCTTCCTAAAAACTTCATTATTTAATACAACCATCTAATTACCTCCTCTTTATTTTGATTTAGCTATCTATTCGACAAAAAAGGAGGAAACCCTTCAAATATTTTCCTTTTCACTTCTAATACGTGTTCGTACGTCTTTCGTACGTCAAGAAACTTTATTTTTTATTTTTTGTTTTGCACGATCAACATATTGCTGAACACTTCGTTTTGAAATATTTAGTTCTTTTGCAATTTCTGAGAGACTCCACCCTTGCCCCATATGGAGTAAATAGCATTCCCTTTCTCTATATGATAAATTGATTAATACATCAACAATTGCTTTTTTCTCTTTTTCTGTTAATTCTCTTGGTTTAACTTCAATGTCCCATGAAGGGAAAAGGTCCATATCCAGTAATGCCCTTCTTTGGTACGCCGAACGTTTTTCTACCCCTCTTAAATTTCCTGGTCTTCTACCTTTCTTCATCCACTCTAGTGCATATTGCATGTCCCCAATCATCCCACCTATTAGTTGATAATCATTGATGCCTTCGTCTGTAGATAGGTCTAACTTTTCACGCAACTTTTCTAATTCTTTTTTGCCAACTGAATATTCGTCAATAAGCTTTTCTACCCATGTTTGCATGATTAGTCCCTCCTACCTTTGTTTAAATGCTCCGCCCTTTTTTCGTTTGTAAATAGGTCTATTTATCCCCATTAGTTCTTTAATATCTCTTTCTGTTAAAGGCTCTAATTTCGGATGTTTTTTCTTTTTCACACCATATTTTTTGATCTCCCTGTGTTGCCGTTGCCATTCTTTTAATTGTTCTTTAAGTGTCTTATTCATCCCATCACCCCATTCAAAATAAAAAGGACACCAAACAACGCATATAGCGTCATTCAGTGTCCTCCAGTTGGCTGGTAGAACTAAGTACTTTTCAAGTATGTTTTACTTATTTCTAAATGGTTATCTAATTTATAATTTTTAAATACTAATTCTTTTGTTTCTACTTTGAATTTATTGCCTAACATGTCTACCCCATTGATTCTTAGTCTCCCTCTTACCTCTATAGAATCTTTTATTTCCATAGTTACTAGTAATCCATGATACTCTTTTTTATCAATAATTTGTCCTCCTGACTTTTCCGAAGAAGTTACATTTCCATAAAAATAATCTTTAATAGTTAAAGTATCTGAAGGAAAAGTAATTTCCTCAACTTGATGATACACATTGTTTGAATTCTCTATTACAAAGCAAATAGATTTTTGATTAAATTCAGTGATATAAGATATTCTAAATATTGGAGTGCAACTGTACTCCCACTGTCTTTTTTGAATATCTATTTGTTTTCCCATTCTTCGAACTGATAAATATGAAAATATAACCCCTGTTAAAGAAATCAACGTACTGGCTAAAATTATTTTTTGATCAATACTCAAAACTCCTCCCCCTCTTCTTTACGCATTCGTTTCACCTTCCCCTGATGTGTAACGATTTTGTATTCTCCGTGTGGTGGAAGCTCTCTTAATTTTACCTTCCCTTCACATATAACAATTACACAACTGGTTGGTAATTCCATTATATCAATTTCTAGTTTCATAGTATCAGGATCTATTTTAAATTCTTCTACTTTCA